CATGTCATGGCTTTTATAGGAGAAAATATCGATGCTCCTACGTATAATAATATTATAACTACCGAAGGAGAAGGGGGAGATTTCCGATTAAATCCGAAATCAAAAACTACAACGAGATTCTGGAATTTTAACGAATTTAAGAAAGTATCTGCTCATATTTATGAAAATAAGACTCGTTATGAATTTTTTAGAATAAATTGGTCGTGGCTTCAGAGTTGGAAGGAGAATCATAATTAAATATTTTTAATTATTTTTAATAATTCACTTGACAAAAATAATTAGTTATGGTAATATGATATTATGACAAAAAACGATAAAGGTAAATTACAAGAATACACAAGAGGCAAATGGGTAGATAAGAAACGAAAGTGTTCATCTATTTCTATTTCTATGGAACTTTTAGCAGAACTTGAAATATGGATTGATTCACAGGAAATTAAACCATCGAAGGTGAGTATTATCAATAAATTAGTTAGGGATTTCCTTAAGAATAAGGATTGAAACGTTTTCATTTATGTTTACTCCTAAGACGGGCGATTTATCCAGGCGGGGCCTTTCGTTGATTGGTACCCGCCAATTCGCCTACATGGTAGGGTGGTGTAGTTGGTAACATACCGGTCTCATGAGCCGGAGTTCGTGGGTTCGAGTCCCTCCCCTGCCCAGAGGTGGATCGTTTCAGCTGTGCTTTGTAACCACCTTTTTAAAAAAGAAAGCGGAAGGTAAGACAGTGGCGGAATAGAGCAGACGCTAACTGAATACGGTAGGGTAAACATCCTGATTTCTGTTTAAAGCGATGTTAGGAGATAATGAATGGTTGGAACCCTTCCCTTTGACCGTAAACAGAATCTCCATGCAGGTTCGAGTCCTGCCTGTCTTAGTGAGAGTACTTGAAGCGGTAAACTCTCAGGGGAACTGTTTAAATGGGTGTATACGCCTTGCAGTTTGCGACCGAAAAACGTACCGTTTCTGACATCCAGGGAAAGACCGGGTAGAGAGGGTTTTGGTGACATCGCAGTGCGAGGCGGTTAGCTCGGTTCAATTCCGGGTCTCTCTGTAGCTTTAACCTGGTTTCTCGCGGGACCGGGCGGGTGATCCTCTCCGGCGTGAGGGTGCAACCCTTTATAATCAATTCGAAGGGTCAGGGTAAAAGGAATAGCGCAAGGCTTTGCGGGAGTTGATCATCTCGTCCCCGGTTCGATTCCGGGCGCCCGTGTATTTTAAAAAAAAATAATTAAGAAAGGAGAAATTAAACTATGAGCATTACCGAGATAAAGGTTAGTGTTGGCCTAACTATTAATACTGGGAATTATTCATCTGCAAAGGTTGAGGCTGGCATAACGGCAAGTTTAAAGCCTGAAGATGACCTCTCGGCCTGTTTCCAAATATGTTGGGATTACTGCAAAAAAGAAGTTAAAAAACAGAAACTATTGGTTTCTGAATATAAATAAAAGGAGAAGGCTATGTCTGATGAAATTAAAACTGAATCAAGGATTCGTTTAGGATTTAAGCAGCTTGCGAACGGCAAGGTAGGACTCGATGTTACGAGTGAGGCAGACACGGTTGATTTAGCAATCAATCAACTCGAAGATGCTTTACCGAAATTTAAAGCAACGCTTAATCGGAATAATTTCAAATCAACTGATCAGGCTTAAGTTTAACGGTAGCTGTAGCTCAGTGGTAGAGCGCCTGATTGCTTATCAGGAGGTCACCGGGTCAGGACCGGTCGGCTACCTTTTTAAATAACAATAAAAATAAAGGAGATAAATAGTATGAGTGAAAACTTACCTGCCGTAATCCAATCGGCAATCCAGGCTCAAAAAATTGATACAAAGAATGTTAATCTCATGATACCGAGTGAGACCTATGGTCTTGTTATGTCAAAGTTTGAAAAAGTTATTTTTGAGATTGTAAAAATCAATCAATCGTCGGAAGCTAAAGAAGTTTATGACCAGGGAAAAGAAAAGGCCCTTACGAAAGTAGGCCTGAATAAACTTGCCCTCGCGGCTGGAATCGAGTGGGATCCGGCAAATTGTGATATTACTTTATCTACCGATTATAAATCAATAGCAAAGGCTACCGGACGAATTAAACATCCTAATGGTAAATATATTCCCTGCACGGAAACTAAAACTATTGATTGCTCTCTTTACGAGGAAGAACAAAGAGAGGCTATTACGAAAGAGGCTGAAAATGGAGATTTCTATAGTAAACCTGAATGGAAAACCGCAACTTCTGGTAAAAAATATCCTGTTTTTCAGCCTTGGAAATCCGATTCGGAAAAGGCAGCTGGAATCGAAAAGAAACTCCGAGAAATTGTGAGGCAAAGACGCAAATTTAAAGATGAATTAGCGATGACTGGGGCAAAAGAAAGAGTAATCCGATATTTTTTTTCAATGAAGGGAACTTATACTACTACTGAACTTAACAAACCCTTTGTGATTCCACATATTCTTCTCGATACTGACGCAATGCTCGAAGATCCTATGACCCGAAGGGCTGCAATTCAAAATATGAATGGTAGTGTTTCTGACATCTTTGGAGGCAGAGAAAAAGACGAGGAAAATGCTTTTCTCATTGCGCCACCTCGAAATGTCACGAAAGAAGAATCAGATTCTCTCGAAGATATTCCTCCTAATTTTGAAGAAGAAAAAATAGAAAATGGATTACAGGAAGTCAAAAATTTGAGGAAACTAATAAAAGAATGCTTGGAAAAGAACCATGAAATAATCGAGGAAAAAATAATGATCCATTATACAACTTTTCTTGAACAAAATATGGCTTCTCATTATTTAGACAACCTTAATAAAATGCTTACCTGGCTTATAGATTATATTGCCAGGCAAAAGGGGACTATAAATGATAGTAATTAAAAATAAAGATGGAATAATTCTATATAAAAACCTTAGTGAAACCGACTTTAGTAAAGCCAACCTTCGTGGAGCCAACCTTCGTGGAGCCAACCTTTATGAAGCCGACCTTACCGGAGCCAACCTTAATGGAGCCAAACTTAGTGGAGCCAACCTTCATGGAGCCGACCTTCGTGGAGCCGACCTTAATGGATCCGACCTTAATGGAGCCAAACTTCGTGGAGCCAAACTTAGTGGAGCCAACCTTCATGGAGCCGACCTTCGTGGAGCCGACCTTAGTGGATCCGACCTTAATGGAGCCGACCTTAGTGAAGTAAAAGGTATTGTTTCCCAAAAAAAATATCTTTCCGAATACACAAAAACTAAAAAAGGAATAATTGTTTATAAGGCCATAGGAGCAGCTACCCCTTATAACTCGCCGTCAACTTGGGAAATTAAAAAAGGTAATTATATAGAGGAAAACGTAAATCCTTGCAGGACAACACTTTGTGGGTGTGGAGTCAATTTTGCTTCTAAGGAATGGATTTTAAACACATATCACTGTGGTAATTATGATCTCTGGAAATGTCTTATTGAATGGGAAGATTTGAGTGATATTGTGGTCCCATATAATACAGATGGAAAAGCCAGATGCTCAAGATTGAAACTTCTGGAGGTTATATGAATAGTGTAAAAATAATCCATGCCGGGGATCTTCATTATTGCCCGGAGAAAAAAGAAGAGTTTCTAAAATCCGCACGAAAGCTTATTGAAGTGGGGAGAGAAATTAAAGTTGATTTATATGTTTTTCCGGGAGATTTTTTCGAGAAAAGTATAAAGAATACTGATTACGCTGGATTACCGGAAGTTAAGGCAATTATGCTTAAATTACTTGATATTGCTCCTGTAGTGGTAATCTACGGGACGATTACCCATGACATTCCAGGATGTTATAATATTTTTTGTAATCTTAATGCTGTACATGGTTTTACAATTATTCAACCTGGACAAGATTATTATCTTACCTCGGCTATACCCTATTATAGTGGAAATAATTTAGCTATGTCAGCTCCTTTTATTTCGACTGGCAGACGGTCTAACAGTGACCGTTTACTTATCCTTGGACTTCCTGAACCCCAGAAGAACTGGTTTCTAAAAGATAAATCCTTGTCAAAGATTGATGGGGATGAAGCCATTAAAAATGGTCTTAAAGACTTACTTCTGGGATATGGAGCTATCCGAAAAGAAAACAAAGATCTCCCTTGCCTGTTTATGTATCACGGGAATGTAACGGGATCCGTGTTATGTAATGGGCAGCAATTAAAACCAGGCGCTATTGAGATTGGAAAAGATGACCTTAGAATGGTTGACCCGGACATGGAAGCCTTGTATTCAGGATCAGGCTATCCGGTAAACTGGGGGGAACTTGATCCTAAAGGTTTCTATGTAGTCAATCTTAAACCCGGGGAAACCTATGGAGCGCTGGGTCATATACATTTGGCTCAGGTAGTTTTAGAGGGAAAAGGTCAGATAGGAGATTATCAAAGATATTACTTCTACCAGCCACCTATGAAAAAAATGATAATCGACTGGACTAATGATCATGATTTTCCTCCTGATTATGAAATATTAGGTTTCCAAGTGTGGATAGAATACAGAGCTACCGAGGAAGAAATGCCTTATATTAATACTGATAATATTTTACAACATATACTTTCCAAAGGAGCTATGTCAGGATCAAAAGTGACTACTTCCCTTATTCATGCCGAAACAGTAAGAACTTCCAATATCCAGAGTGCCGGGAAATTTAGCGAGGAAGTAAAGATATATCATGATAATAGTGCCGATACTTCCATAGATGTTGAGAGTGTAATTCGGAAAGCCGATGATATAGAGGCAAGGTACGAGAAGGAAATCGGTGGAACCCGATCAAAAAGCTTAAGATTGGTGAGAGCACGCATTAAAGGGAATACGGGAATACATAAAGGAACTGGGCTTAAAGAAATCACTATAGATTTTGAGAACTTCCCATCCGGACTGATTGCGCTTATCGCAAAGAATGGAACCGGGAAAACCATGCTTATGGAAAATCTTCAACCCTTCCCCTCTATGATTACCAGGACAAAGCCTCTACAGACTTACTTTTTTCTCAAAGATTCTGCAAGAGAATTATGGTATGAAGATTATAATTCAGGTGATTTATACAAAATTCTTATTAATATTGATGGTAAAAATAAGAAAAACTCGCTTGAATGCGGTATATGGAAAAACGAGGTTCCTATCACTAATGGGAAAAAGCAAGTAGGTGATGATTGTTATGATAGAGTCGTTAAGAATATTTTTGGTTCCTTTGAGCTTTTTAAGAGAGCAGTGTTTGTTAGCCAATCTAATAATCCGAAGAATCCATCACTTCCTCATGCTACTGCCGGAGAAAAAAAGACGGTTTTTGCAGAACTTGCAGGACTGGGTTATATGCAAGCCTTCTCCGATATGGCAAAAAATGAAGCTGATACAATTACGAAGAAAATCGAAGAACAAAGGAATGAAATAGGCTATTTAATTGATACTCCGAATTCTCTTGAAATACAAAGAGAAGACTTAACAAAAACTATTACGGAGATATCCGAGGAAAAGACCTTATTGTTTGCTATTGAGACAGAAGGTAAAAGACTTGCCTCTTCTAAAAAAGAAGCTGATGAAATTGAGCAAAAGAACCAAGCGATTGAAGCTAAAATCAAAAAAATAACAAAACTCACTTCTGAACTCGAAAAGCAGAATGGAGAAATAAAGACTTTCAAATCTAACTTAATTAAGACGAAACAATTTCAATGTGAAATTGATACAGATTTACAAAAACTCTTGAATAAAGAATCTGAGTTAAAAATAAAAAATTTAGAAAATCAAAAAATTGAAATCAAAATTGGAAATCTTAAAAAAAATAAGAATGAAAAGGCAATAAGTCTTTGTGATCTTGAATCGGAAATTGCAGAATTAAAAGAAATTCTCTCAAAGAAAGAATTGGCAGAAAAGATTATTATGGAACTGGAAGAATTGCAATTACAGGAAAAAGAATTGATGCAAGCTCAGTTCAATTATTCTGAAAAAAAATCTCGGATAATGAATAAATATCACGAAGAAAAGAAAATATTCGATGATACTATGACAAAAAAACAGATGGAAATGAAGTCTGTTTTAAATCAGATTGAAGTCAACAAAACTGTTCTTGTTAGTCTTCATGATAAAATTTCTTTAATCGTAACTTGCCCTGAATGTAAACATACTTTTCCCGCGAATCCGGATACAGAGAAAATATTAAAACAAATCGAAAATATTGAATTAAAAAACAAACAGTTAAATGAACGATCAATGAAAATAACAAATGAAATACATAAACTTATCATTCCGGTAGAGCCAAAAGTAGAACCCTTTGATTTTCCCTTATTAAAAACCGTACAGGAAAATATCACTCAAAACTATACCGGTAATATTATTGTTGAAAGTAGAGCTATTCTTTTAAGGGCAGCAATGGCAGAATCGGAAATTGAAAAGAAAACCTTACAGGAATCTTCAATAAAAAAAGATCTTCAGGATATTAAATCAGAACTATCCTTGTTGGATAAATTATATGATCCTCTTATTACTCATGAACTTAAATCTGTCGAAAATACAATTAAAGAAAGAAGACAGCAAAAAAGTGCTGTGGAAATAAGAATAGGAGCTATGACCGGAACCATGCAAAATATTGAAAAATATATATCTGAAATTACCGTGGAATTAAAAACCTATCCATCTAAAGATGATCTTGAAAAAGAAATTGAAACTGAAATTGGTACGGAAATATGTATTCTTGAAAAGAATATCCAGAAAAATAACGAAGACCGAACCAATATAATAGCCGTTATTGCCGGTCTCGAAGAAAGGATATCCGGACTAAAAGAATCCATAGATAAATTAAAAGTCAAAAGGAAACGGTTATTAAAATTGAAAGACTCGATAAGAACCCTGGACAAAGAAGAAATTGAATGGCGTTATCTGCAAAAAGCAGCCGGCAAAAATGGTATTCAAGCTCTTAAGCTAGATGCTTTGGCACCGGATATTTGTCACTACATCAATAGGTTTCTTATCGATGATCCGAATATCAATCGATATAATCTTGCGGAGATCCGAACTGTCAGGGATGCGGGAACCGGGAAAAAGAAACATCAGGTAGAGGATTTTACGATCTGGTTCTATGATTCAAAACATCATGATTGGGTTGACTATGCCGACCTTAGTGGAGGTGAGTCTCTATGGTCTACCCAGGCTGTTACAGATGCCTTTTCAATCATCTCAAAAAGAAATACCGGAATGTCTGCTTTGACATGCTTTAAGGACGAGGCAGATGGTGCTCTTGACCCTTCCGCAAAGGAAGCTTATTTCAAAATGCTTGAGTCCGCGCATATTGAATCAGGACGGTTTCATACTGTAATAATTACTCATTCCCCGGCTATTCAAGAAATGATACCTCAACAGATTATCATGAACGAGTTGGAAGAAACTTCTCAGGGAGAAAATTAAAAATGAATACATATACTTTCCAGTCAAAAGATAAAAAGTATGAAATTACAGTCTCGGCTAAAAATTATCCAGCTGCATTAGACGAATTAACAATTGAAAAATTTCGTAAAAAAATATCGGAAAAAACAAAAATGTTATGTATAGGCTGGACCTCTCCTTTGTGGGAAGCTAAAAAACTAATAAAAAAAGATGAAGGGCAACTTGAGTTGTTCTAAATTTTTAAAAAGGAAGCATTATGGGTAAACGATATTTTTATGGATTATCTGATGATGATTTTTTTGATGATACTGATTATGAAAACGCGGCTCAATATATAGCTGACACTATGGAAAAGAATGAAGAGTATCTTATTATGTTTGAAATGAAAATTAGTAGGAAATCAATGGTAAAAATGGTATATATATACACCAATCTCCTACTTTAATCGAAACCGGGCGCAAATGGAAAGTTTTTGCGGACGGAACGATAAAAAAGATATCTGGGAGAAATAAATATTTAAGGAGGAAAGATATGGATAAAAAAGAAATACTTGAAGAATTGCAAAAGGCTTTACTTTCTTGTAAAGATTATGATACCTGGGAAAATCGCAAAAAAGGTCAGTTTTTTGATGCACACAGGTACTTTATTCTTGAAAATGCTATTAAGCTTATTATGATGAAGGCTCAACCATGACAAACGGCCTTTTCCCGTCCGTTGTATTTAGAAAAGGAAAGAGAAAGTGGCAATCGAAAAAAATACTGTAGATTACTTTCCATTTTTTATAAAAAATGGAAAGACCCTTTTTATTCTCAAGAAAAAATGGGGATTAGCAGGGATAGGCTTTTTTACAGAATTCCTTCGATTTCTCTCCCAGGAACCTGAGCATTGGCTGTGTTTACAGGATAAGTTGGATTTGGATCGTCTTGTATATACAATAGGAACGGATGAAAAAGAATGTCTGGAAATGTTGGAAGTTCTTGCCATGACAGGGAAAATCGATACAAAGCTATGGAAAGAAAAGAGAGTCGTAGTATCGGAGGATTTCCTGGACAGTTTGCAACGAGTATATTCAAGAAGATCCACCAAAGTTGATATGGAATCTATCCGGGAAAAGGTTAAGGATTTTCCGGAAATAAACTCTGGGAATCAGGATAGCGATTTCCATGTAGTCAAAACCACTATAAAACCAGAAAAAGAAATACCATTTCCGGCTTTTGATGATAAAAACCCTCATACAATTGCTAACGATTGGTTTAAAAAATACAATAAGCTTACCGCTCAATTCAGATCTCCTTCCGAGATTGACTATCTTAAGGCTACTAATTACTGCAAGGGTAGTCCGAATGTTTTTAAAATGATTGATCAGGCAAGAAAAGCAATTCCTTTTTATTTTAGTGAACCTTGGTGGTTTACTACTAAAAATAAAAAAATGGAAGAAATTGAGCATTCTCAATGGTGTTTCGGAGGGTTTATTACCCATTCATCTGAAATAATAGCTTGGATGAATGAGGGAAAGAAAGAAAAAGTTCGGGGATCCCCAAAGGTGTGTGGGGTATGCGGGAAAAAGTATAATTATTCACATACTCCTGGGAAATGCATAGATTGCGTAAAAAAAGAGATTGAACAGGAAAGAGAAAATGAACCGCCATTTTTTATGGCAAAAGAAGAGGAATAAAACGATGGCAATATTTACAGTAACGTGGGGTGGTTATTATCCCATTGAGGCTGAGTCCTGGGAAGAAGCAAGGGAAAAATTTATTTTATATGTAGAAGAAGAAGAGATTGATTCTTACGGGAGAGACTGGAAAGATTTGATTAAAGTAAAAGAAGAGGAAGAGGAGTAAAATTATGAAATGTAAAGGGTGTAAACAACAGAAGAAGGCAGATAACTGCCGGAGGTGTTATTTAGAAGAAATAAAAAAACACGAAAAAAGTAAAGATAAATATTATGATAATTTAGATCACATTTATGATTTGCTACAAATCCATCATTTAAGCACTTTGGATAAAATAAGCGCTTTTATTTTACTTGAACAATTGGAGGACTTAAACTTAAGTGGGGAATAAAGAAGTAAAAACGAATAATATCCTGCCGATTGCAGGACTAAGTAAATATCTTCATAAGGATTTGGCAGACGCTATTTATGGGGATCTTTTTTATTTGCGAATTGGTTTTTTCCAGTACTTCGAGAATTATAAAAAAGTTAAGCACGAACTCGGACCCGGATGCTATCTATATCTTGATAATCGCCTGGGTATTGCCTACGTCGGGATGTCGGGAGAAATGAAAGGGAGATTATACGACCATAAGGATTACAAGAAAAAAGATTATTCAAAAAGTGAGATAATTGTAATCCCTACCAGGTCTAAAACAAAAGCAAAGCAAATAGAAACAATAATTGGCGCTCTCACCCAGGACACCAACGATAATGTTATTACGACATTTCATGGGAAACATGGAATAATAAAAAGATAAGGAGATTTTTTATGAAGACAAGTTGGCGAAAACTTTATGAGGAAAAACTCATAGAAGTCCCTTCTAAAGAGGACTTTGAAAAAATTATAGACGTTCCGGGAAGTGAATGTTTAAGCGTTCAAAAAGTTGAAAAAATGAAGAAAGACAGAGAGATCCTTCTTCTTATGGCTGAAAAACAGAAATATCTTTCTGATATTCTGGTATTGGACACGGGCCAGGGAACTTTCTTTTGTTCCCGGTTGAGAAGTAAAACCGGAAAAATAAAAGATGAAAGTATTGTTTACTGTGACAATACTCATCCCCCTATTAAAGACTACGGGAAAAATCCCTGGCGGCCATTATCTATCGAAGAAGAAGAGGATAACACGATCATTACGGAAGTGTGTGATATGGGAAAAGGTATTGTCATGAGAAGAATTCGAATTACAAAAACTCAAATGTTCCAAACACTTTGTTATGCTCTTAGCGTTCACCCGATGCATTACGCAGATGGGACTTATGGAGTGATAGGATGAATACACCAATAACAAGTTATATTAGAGATATGATTTCTCATGAAGAAGAGATGCTAAATGATTTACGATCAAAAGTAATTGAGCTAAATGATCATTTAAATCCTATTAGGATCTATCCTGATAAATGTGAAAAAGGTCCAGTGCCAATAGAGGAGAAAGAAGCACGATCTCCTATTGAAGAACAGTTAGCTTCTAATAGCTGTATAATGAAAGACATAATAAATAAAATTCAGGATATGACGTGTAATTTAAGATTATAACACAAACAAAGCAGACTGTATTTATTATGTTAACGAATACAGTCTGCTTTTTATTATGTTCTTGATTTTAACCTGCACAAAATCAATAATATCCAGCCTAATATCAAAATCGGTAAAGTAAAAAGTATCCAGGCCCAGGCGTACATAGGGGATGCCGCAAAGTCGGTTGAAAAGAAAGCATAAATAAATATCCCGTTACAATATCCCCAGGGAAACCCAAGGTGAGCATAATATTTACGGATCCCGCCTTTGTATGGATTGGAGATTGCAAAAAATAATATAAACAAGCACAGGAAGAAGAAGAACTCAGATAGGAACCCGGATATCATTACATGAGGAGAATTTTCTGTTATCTGGCACGTGTTCCACCCAGTTATAATTCCTTTCTGCCCGTCTATCCGGGCAGCGTTAACATGCCCCTCCTCATGGAGGGGGGCAAAGATTATCGTACAGGCAATTACAAAGCCTACGGTAAAAAGTATGCAAAATAGGAAGTTTTGCCGGGAATCACCCCTGTCATCATGGTTTTTTGAGATCATAATAGTTCCTTTATAGATGATTCTATTTTAGATTCATCCATTTTTTGGACACAATCAATCCAGTCTGACAAGAAAAAAGCTTGCGCATAGTAAAGATTATTTATCTTACCTTTTAGTACAAGCCATTCGGTATCATTTGTTACTGCTTTAAGTTGAAGTAAGATTTCACCTCGCCCGTAAAATCTTTTATTTGGAAAATGAATTGCAGAAAGTAATAATCTCAGCTCATCTTCCGCAAAAATTTTTTTAAGTTCATTGATAGTCGCGTATCTGATCCAAAACCAGTGATCTATCATTCTATGACCGGCCTTATTGAGATTGCCGTATATTTTTTCTAATTTTTCAAGCTGGTTCCCTTTGACCTTGATTGATAATGTTTTTTCTTTAGTCAATTTTTTCTCACATTTAGTCATGGCATCCTCTCTTCATCTTTAATTGCTTTTAATAATAATGATTGAAACGTTATTACTTTTGCCCCTGCCTGTGCCTCTGCTACACAGGCTGCTGCTCGTGCTGACCATGCCACCCCTGTCCGTACTGCTGCTCGTGCTGCCTCTGCCCGTACTGTCCCTACTACTGCCCATGCCGCCCCTGCTGCTGACCATGCCGCCTCTGCTGCCCATCCTGCTACTGCTGCCTCTGCTGCTGACCATGCCGCCCCTGCCCGTTCTGCTGCCCGTTCTGTTTCTGCCATATCATAAAATTGATCTTTTCCTGATAGCCAATTTTTAGCCCATTTCACAAATGATTTTTCTTTATATATTTTTAATACACAGAGAATAGCAAATCGCACTCTTTGATGTTCAGTAATTACCGGAACGTCTATAATTCTTATAGTAGTAAGAGATTTTACTCCTACTTTTAATCCACTATTAATAATTTTTCTGCATTTTGTTTTAGCTTCCCATAAAATCGGATCTGTAATATTAGCATGTACAGGATTCATTATTACAGCTAATTCAGGGGATTCGTAAGCATGAATAAGATCAGAAGAACATAGATCATAGTTTTTCCCTTTAACTTTGTGAGTTATTCCAGGCCCCCATATTGTTTCGTTACTTTCTCCTTTCCTTGTTTTGTTATCCTGAGTTGTAAGTTTGTATAATTTCATCTCTGATTCCTCCTTTTTATTTCTAATACCCTTCTCATTGATATTAGGTTTTTTATTAATTCACCAATTCCCTTAGCAACTACAATTCTCACGTACTTTGTAGCCCGGATTTTTGATATCCCAGAGGCAAGTATTTTTTTGTATGCCTCATTCGGGGTGTCACTTCCTCTAATTATGTCAATTGCTTTTGACATTTCTTTGAGTTTATGAGTTGTTTTCATCGTTTATCCTTTCTTTAATTTTTGCTTTAAATTCAGGCCTTAAATTAATTATAGCATTTTTACACCTGAATAGTTTTTTATCGTCGTGGAAATAGTGCAATTTTCCACTTCTTATGTTAACACAATTATAAACTTGACTTTTTTTTCCCCCCAAGGGAATTTCTACGGTTTCAATTTTCATGAAAGTTTCCACGGATGTCTTTAAATCTTCAATTTCAAATATTTCGCAAATATTTAATTCCCCAAAATAATCACAAACTGTATACCAGAATTCATTTATAATTTTCATGCTTTATCTCTCCTTACCCTTAACCCTGGGCGTTGGGTAATACAGCCAGCCGGGAGGTTAAACCCCAGTGGACCGTGCTGACTCTTCTGATTCTTCGTCTTCGTCGAGATGCACAGTATCATACTGCTCTTCATAGCAATAGTTGCATAGAATTCCATAGTCATCACCACGGAATTTTGCATCTCCCTCTTCTCCCCCGCATGCTTCACATATCATACCTTCACTCCTTACCCTTAACCCTGGGCGCCGGGTATTATTCTTTTAATCGCCAATAATCAGGACGTGTACCCAGTTGTTTTCTATTTAGGTTTCTTGCTTTACAAAGCGTTTTTCCCCTCAATTGTGTATGTCAACAATCACTGCAAAATATTTTTCGAGGCCTTCTTTGGGAATAGAATAGTTGTATTTTTCGATATTGAAAACATTACAATCAAAACAAAATTTCTGTTGATATAAATTAGCAGCGCTTTGTAGGCAATATCCATACGTACCCCAATCGTTAAATATTTCTCCGGTATTCTCGTTTTTTCTATTCAACCATTTTTGAGCGTCTTTTTCTATTTTTTGGGCATCTTTAATTGTTTGTTGCCATTCTACCACAATAGGCATACATTCTGATAGTAATAATACGTCATAGAGACCACCTTCATCGGGTAGTTTATAGTGATCGGCATACGGATTGGAGCCGTGTCCTCCCATATTTTCCCATATTAACTGTAAATCGTTTTGTTTTTCATCTACTAATTTTTGAGATATAAAAAGGCTGTCGCTTTTTAGAATCTCTTGTGCTTTTGCTTGGAAATCTTTGTTGAGGGTAGAAAGGTTACAACTCCATCTGCCTCCAATTACCCACCAATCATATACATCGTGTTCATACTCTTTCATAAACTTTCTTGTTCTTTTTATGGCCTCTTTTTTGTTCTTAGCTTCACAAATTAAAATTATTCCTTTGTGCATACTTCTCTCCTTTTTGCCCGGACTTCGGACCGGGTCCGTGGTTTACAGGGCTTGCGCCCTGCCGTCACCTTAGTATCAAACTATCTTCTACCACTGCACTTACTTCCACTCGTCTTCCATCTTCAAGCTTTACGATCGCCATGAATCCTGGGAATGGTTCTGTCTTTTCTCCCAATACATAACTATAATTTTTAGTTTGCTTTACTTTGATTATCTTATTGATAATCAAAGTCTTCTCTTGTATTTCCCCGCTGTTCGAAACCTCATTTCTCTCATATAGTTTCCCTCGGCGGGATAGTGCTTGTTTGAAGTCTCTCCCCCATATTACGGCACTACTCCACTCGGAAGATAGTCTATATCTATATACCGTTTCGGTTTTGGTTTTCTCATCAGATGTATACCAATCTTTCCGTTCCTGAATTGTCATGCAAGCCGGTGTGCCGTCGGAGTGATATAATTGCGCTTTAATTTCTCCCGGGTTTTTGAACGTATTTCGAATGACTTTATTTTGATAACATAGGCTTAATTCTTCGAAAGTCACATAATCCCGTACACGTTCCGGCATAGGCTTTTTTTCTGTGGGTTTTTCATCCGGTTCTACTTTTGCAACCATGTTTCCCCGAACACCAAAGCAGGTACCTTCAAACTCTACATTGAGGCGGCCGCTATCCCATACCCTGGTGACAACCCCGATAACTCCTCGGTCACATAGAGAAGACAAATCGTTTCTCCAATTCATATGCTCCTTGGTATATCCCATATGTGCCGGGATTGATTTTGAGTCGGCAATTAAGCCCTCTTTTGTAACAACCACTTTATCATTTACTTTGTAAGTTTCCATGTTTTACTCCTCACTCTAAAATTAAACAGACAAGATAGTCTGTCTTAAAGTTTTTCTTCAATTTTTTTAAGGGCTTTTTCTGCTATAGCTTTTTTCCCTTCTAACCAATCAGCTATTTTTTCAAGCAAACCTTCAGAAATTGCTTTGGAGAATCTTAAAGCATCTTGTCTTGTTATATCTCCCGTATAATAAGCTAATGATCTACCATAAGGATGATCTTCCCAAACGTCTTGACTCGGGACAATAAGTGTCCACCGAGTTGTATCTTCTGTATCAATTTTTATCATGCGGTAATTTTCTGGAATTGTAATTTCTCGGAATTCTCCGGGAGTAGGACTGGTTACATCTTCACAATAAGATTCAAGCTGTTCTACAATTTTTATTGCTACTCCATTACAAGCTTCTTTTAGCTTTTCAGTGACTCTGCTTGTTTCACTCCCTACCCTCTCTAATCTCTTAAGACTGTTAATAATACTATTGTTTTGTTGTGTCATCTGACACCTCCTTGAATTTATTTGCCTTCCGGCTAAAGCCGGTCGGGGAGTTGAACCCCGGGACCGTTCCGGCTATCTGTTTTTAATGCGGTGGTACGATATGACGCAATCGGTAAACAGTTTGTATGCTTCTTCCGTATTGTAGGCACTTACATACAAACTGTTTGTTAAATAATCTTTGAAATCAGCGAAAAAGTCATACTCGTCATATTCTTTTATTTGATTTACCATTTGCTTTTTTTGACCGTTGAGTAAACTCGCTATAATTTCTGTGACTGTTACTTTTTCACTCATTCTTCTTGCTTTTTCTGACTCTTGATACTCTTCTCTTGTCTTCATAATATTTCACTCCTCTTAGTTTGGATTAAAATAAATAACAACATTTTCCATGGTTATTTTGAGGATCTTAACATATCCGTCGAGTTGGATACGTCTAATCTTGTCCCCATTCTTGAATCTAATTTCTATAAGTTCACTCATAATTCCCCCTGTTCCTGGAAACTGTAATAGCCGTTCCCGGAAATTATTACATGATCAAGTACAGATATCCCCATTACCTTCCCGGCTGCTTTCATCATTTTAGTTACTTCTACATCTTCGTAGCTCGGAGTGTTATTTCCGCTGGGATGATTATGGGCAATTATAATCGACTTTGCGGAGTCGATAAGTGCAGCCCGGAATACTTCTCTTGGGTGAACTAAGCTTTTATCAAGTAGACCTTTACATATTTCATGCACGTCTATTATCTTAAGAGACGTGTCCAGGGTAACCACAAGGAAATACTCTTGCTTTTCATTCGCATAGCCTGTCAGGTAGGGTATGATTTTGTTTGGTCTATCAATTCTCACTCCCTTAGCAGGGATCACTGCCCGGAATGCCGCCCGTATATCTTGTACGGAATAAGTTTTTATTATTTCATTTACTTTTTCATAGTTCATGATATTTCACTCCTCTTTCTCTTTATTTGCATAAGGTGGGATATCTTCTTTGGGAAAAAATTGATATACCCACTCCCACTCAGACCAAATATTCATCTCTAATCTACTTTTTGCTTTACGTCTTTGTGATTCTCTTTTCATATCACTATCCCCTTTCGTGCGTTGTATGCACTTATTGTAATGACTTGAAATTGCTCACTTGATATAATATAATTGTGAGCTGCTATTATTGCGCATTGCTTCAGGTTATAGTAGTTTACAGTGTGTTCTTTCCTGGTTGCTGACTTAGTGCATATTGCATATGCCAGCAGCAGCGATGCAATGTAAAACTCTTTAGGTTTTAGTAGGAAATCTCGTTTGTTCATGTTTTACTCCTTTTGCCCGGACTTCGGACCGGGTCCGTGGTTTACAGGGCTTGCGCCCTGCCGTCACCTTAATTAAAATGGTTTTACACACTTAACGTATAAAATCTCACTATCTTCCCCGTATTGTATACCATGAAAACAATTGCCTTCATATTTAAACCAAACACTAATACGGGTACGGGCTATATTATGTCTTCCGTGAGAATGTCCTACACTCTTTATTTCAAAAGTACCTGGCCAATTACTTATAGTATTTGTCTCATGGTTGTAATATGCAAATAGCTTATCTCCCGGTTTTGCATTTTTGAATTTTTTAGCATCTAATTTACCGCAACAAGATAGGCATATTTTATGATCATGATTGTCCACACCATAGCCCGGGTTTATCTTTGTTGGTTGAAATGTATTTTTACACACTATACATTTACTGGTAATTTTATTTAATGTTTTCATATAATTACTCCTTGCCGATAATTTCCGTGTCCCGGCTTCGGACGGGACTTGCGGTTTACATCCCCGAAGGGATGCCGTCACCTGAGTGGAAATAATATACCTTGTTTGTAGTACTCTATTGCCAAGGGTAATATTATATCTGTCCCGAATCTGTTTCCCATAGCGCTTGTAATGTTTTCGATTGTTGCATTTGCGCTTGTAATACCTTTACGTTTTAATATTGCTTGTATGTGTTGCAATGGTGTCATTTTAAGAAATTGTTTTTGTGTCATGTTTTACTCCTTGCCGATCAGAAATTAGCATGTTAATTTTTATGTTTTTACATGCTATATTTTAATAATAACACATTATTTTTATTTGTCAAGTATTATTTTTTAAGAGTTTCACTTATTTTTACCTAAGGGTTTCCCTTAGATTTTTAAGATTGACTTTTTTCTTTTTATGTAGTATGTTCATGATATGGAAAAGAAGAAAGAGACGATAATAAAACCAGCGGAGAGGGCTTTTGTTGAAAACTACATAAGTCCGGAGAGTGATACATATAACAACGGCACTAAGAGTGCTATGGCAGCGTATAACAACGACAATTATAATTCATCGGCTGTCCAGGCAAGTGACCTTCTAAAGAAACCTAAAATTCAGAACTTGATAAGAGAAATGACCGAGAAGGCTGGTATAGGGATTCAGGACCGTGTTGACATTCTCGCCACCATAGCGCGTGGCAAAGCCGTAAAGTTGACTAAAATGGTCACCAAAGACAAAAACAACGAAATAAAGTCGACTACTTTAGTCAAGAATCAACCTTCGTGTAAAGACCGGATAAATGCTATAGACGTGATCAATAAAATGGATTCAACCTACACCAATGCTGAAGCAATTACTAGAATCGCTGAGGATGAATACAGATCGATCCAAAGTGACTTATTCGATAGTAAACACCAATCCGGCGAGAAAACTTAACCTACCCCCCTACATTTGCGATATAGGGCATATTATAGATTATTCACTGCCCATTTTACCCACATCCAATCAAATGTTACTTCAAATTAAAAGTTATCCACAAGTTATCCACAAGCGGCGCAAAAAAGTTGCTTTACTCTTCTTTACTTTACTTTAGTTTAGTTTAGTATGTTCGCCAGCTGGCGAACATAGATGTATACAATATGTACGCGATATGTATACATAATGTTAACATATCGCGTACATTATGTATACATAATGTTAACATAATGTTAACATAATGTCAACACTAACTAATTTAAGATCAATTCCCCCTAATTTAATGAGATTGTTTAGTGTCATTTTAGTAATGATTAGTGTGTTTTGATTGGCTGTTATAAGCAGTGATCGTGTTGCATTACTGAGTATAAATGAGTGTGTAGAATTCAAGTCCAGGGCCAGGGTAAATCAGGGAGGGGGGGAAAGACCGGGGGTATGCGTAGGAGAGATGGCCCCCGAATGATCCCAAATAATTTTTATTTAAGTCCCTTTTTTATTAAAACATATTGACTTATAATAAAAATTGTAATATCTTCTATAATAATTAACAGATAAGGAGGACTAAATGAAAATATTAAACTGTCCGTTTTGCGGATCACATAGAGTTGATATTTGCAGGACTAATGAAGATAGTTGCTGGGTTGAGTGTACATGGTGCGGGTGCCATCTCTCTTCCGGAAGGTTAAGAAGTGAAGCTATAAAACAGTGGAACACCAGAGCCAGGACTATAGGTTATTCTCAAATAATAAATGATGATGAAAAGGAAATAAACAAATGAAAGACTTGTATAAATTTGAAAACCTAAAAGTAATTAGGAATTATTTTAAAAATAAAGAGGAGTAATTATGAGTATTATGTTAGGTAATTTTTCAATAGAGGACATGGAAAAAAAATTAAATATTATATTTCCGGAAGAATTAAAAAATATTATGGTTGATACAAGGCAGGAAGATGTAAGCGTTAGAATAAAGCCTGGATCTTGGCATTGTTTTCATCTTCCTTTTGCTTTGGTTTGCGGAGATAAACAATTTGCGGCAACTATAACGGGATATCTTAAGCCATTAGCTGATCAAATGAAATGCTCTATAAATATAGCGTGGCAATAATTATATAAAACGAAAGGTATTGTGATAATGAAAGACTTATATAAATTTGAAAATCTAAACTTTAATATACATCCTAATGGTGGATCAAAAGTTTTTTTTGAGGATAAAAAGAATAGACAAACCATTTGTGATATTTATGGGGATAAAGATAATTTTGATGATCTGGAATTAAGAAGAAGAATTCATCAAGTAATTAGGAATTATTTTAAAAATAAAGAGGAGTAAATAAGGAGAATAATGAATGGACATAGATAAAGTAAAATCCATGAGATACACTATTTCCATTTCCGGAATGGAAGAGGAAGATTTAAAAATTATAAAAAAGATTGCGGAAAAAGAAAAACGTTCCGTGTCTTTTATAATTAAAGAACTGATTAAAGTGGGATTATCAAATCGACGTATGGTATAAAAAATAGTTTATAACCATCAGAAAATAAGTCTGCACTGATTTAGGAAAATCGTTGATTTTAAAAGTTGGGCAGCAACTCTAAAAGACGATGGTTCTTTATAGCCTATCAGGGGCACTTGAAAGAGGCAAAGTACGGGTGTCCTTGATTTTTTTAAAACTTGACAAAATAATTTTAATATGTTATATTGGAATTAACGTTTACCATTTTAAACGAGAAGACAAAGTTGTAGAGCGTACGTTGTGCGTTTTTATACTGTTGTTTTCTCAAACAGATGTTGTAAGGAGGGAAGGGATGTTGCCGGAAGTGGCCATTCCTTTCCTCTTAAATTAAATCGGCAGGGGGATCCTGTGAAATGAAAGAATTAAAAAATGATATTTACGATGACGATACTTTTTTATTAAGTATAAATCCTGTGCGTTTAGAAGTAAATGAAATAAAAGAGCTTTCTGTGTTTAAAGATCTTGAGAAAGTTTTAATATCTCAATTGAGTTTTATAAATCAGACTTATAAGGATGGAGATCAACATTTTAGGAAAGATAAAGTAATAATGGAATTCTTAACAAAATTAGGATATAGTGAAATAGTCAGGTTGTGGAGAGAAGGTAAAAAATGATATGAATAAATCGGCAAGGGACAAGGAGTCCTTTTGGCTTATGGTTTAATAAATAATAAGCAAGATCAGGACAAGTTTAACGAATGTCTACTCGATGCTAAAGGTGATGAAAGAAATAAAACCGAGAAAAGCATTCAGGATGCCGCTACCGATTCTTATCTTAGATATAAAGCACTTACAGATTTATTTTTTCTCGGTTATCATATTTTGGGATGGAAAATCCCTCGTATAAATAAAACCTATAAAAGAAAGAGTAAAGGCAAAACTCGTATAGATCCGGTTTTCCATAGATGGCTTGCCAAAGTGATTGAGGAAGATGATGACTTGCTATTGCTTGTTCCCAGGGACCATTTAAAATCTACCTGGGTAAAATTAGATATAATTCAAAATATATTAAAAAATCCTTATGTACGAATTGGGTTGTTTTCTGTTTCTTCCGGATTAGGAAGAGATCAGTTGCAAGATATTAAAAATACTTTAGAAGCCCCCATGTTAAGAAGATTATTCCCGGATATAGTCCCACCTAGAAAAAAATGGCTTAAAACTGACCGTGATACATTAACTATGATTCGGCCTGATAAAAAATTAGTATTGCAGGGCCCTCAAATTACCGTAAGAGGTACGGGTGGCAAAGTTACCGGACACCATGTGGATATAGGATATTTTGATGATATAATTGACTTTACTACAGTTACCACAGCCGAACAAATGAAGAAAAGTGAGGATTGGTGGTCTTACCTTCAGTCTGTTGTAGAAGTTACCGGAATAAGAAAAGTAATAGGTACTCATTACCATTACAATGATGTTTATAATCTAATGATTAGAAATAAACATATTGCTAAAAATAGAATCTTTAAGAGAGCGGCTATCGAAAATGGTAAAGTATTGTATAAGAGTTGGTACACTCTGGAAGCTCTGGACGATTTAAAAAGAATTCTTTCAAATTATATTTTTTCATGTCAGTATATGCTTAATCCTATTCCGGAAGAAGATCAGATATTCCCGGCCCCACAGCCTACCTTTAATCCTCCGCTTCCAAGGGACGCCTTTGGTTATAAGTTTTATATCACTTTAGATCCCGCCGCAACCACAGAGACCTATTCGGATGAAACCGGGTTGGTAGTAAGTGCCGTCAATAGTATAAATCAAGTATTTGCAATAGAAGCTATAGGGATGAAGCTTAAAGGCGATAAGGTCGCTGATCTTTTAATAAAAAAATGCGTTCAATATAATCCTGTAAAAATAGGGATTGAGTTGGGGCTTCAGACTCATTTGCAGTATATAATTGATCAGAGAAAACATGCCTATGAGGTTAAACATAGAATTGAAGTTCCCATGAATATAGTTCCTATTCATATATCGAATAAGATGAGTAAGCGGGCTAAAATAAATCTTACCCTCGGATCCTTTTGTAGGCAGCGTAATTATTTCGTTTCTGAACACTGTAGAGATTTACTTAAAGAAATGGATCATTTCACGGGGAAAGGTAATGAAAAAGATAACCTTGTTGATGCCGCGAGTATGGTTTTTCAACTAATGGATGGATTTGCTTATAAATATTGGAATACTCAATATAGTTCTAAATCCGGAACTTATGAGGAATTATTTAAGAGTATGATAGAACAAAAAGGATATGAATGGAGAAAGGAGTTCGTGGCGTGATAGTTGACTTTATTTGTAAAGAATGTAATATTAAAGTAAAGGATAAGTTTTTTAAGGCAAATGAGGAATTTAAATGCAATTGTCCTGAATGTTTAAAACCTATGAATAGGATTTATACTCCTATAGCCTTTAATTTTACGTTTAAAGCAGGGTTTGACCATGGGCTGGGAGAATATGTAGATACCAAGAAAGATAGGGCGCGTATTATGAAAGAAAAAGGAGCAAGTTTCCGTGATTAAAGTTGAGACACTTAGGAAGGTAGTCGATAAAGTTTATAATTCGCCAGTCAATAAAAAAAATAGAAGAAAAATGAATCGGTATCTTAAATATTATACCGGTGAGTTCTGGTCAAAAAGAGAATTAAAAAATAAAGAAGAATCCGGTATATTTGTGAACCTAATTTTTTCCACGGTAATGACTATAGCCCCATTGTTAACAGATAATAAACCTAAAGGGGATATCAGGGCAAGACTGCCTTTTTTTCAAAAATATATAGAAAATTTTAAAGATGCCGCTGATTGTCTATGGGATATAGAAGAAATGGATATGAAATTATTTGATGCCTGCCTATGTGCCCTTATAATGAAAATTGGATACTTTAAAGTTTTTTTTGATCCTAATAAAGATGAAATGGGAGAGGTTTCTATAACTGTCGTAGATCCGAGAGAATTTGTAATGAGTGTAGGATGCCAAGATATTTGGGATGCTTCTTGGTGTGGAGAGATAATGGTAAAGCCATTAGATTGGGTGAGACGTAATTTCCCGGAAAAGGGGAAAAAAGTAAAACCCGATACTCTTGATAATGAAGTTGATTATGAACATTTAGAAGACTATGAACTTTCTTCAGAGATGGCAACTATCTATTCTATATGGATTAAAGATGATGAAGCTATGGAATATATAGAGCAGGTAGTAGATAACGGAGAGATTAAATCCAAAAAAGTTAAGAAAAAAAGTGAATCCGGGTCATGGATTGCCACTTTTGCAAAAGGATATGATGAATTTCTGGAATTAAAACCCTATAAATATAACCATAAAAAACCCCCATATATTCCTTTATATGATACAAAAATTCCTTTTAATCATATGGGAATGGGTGAAATAGACCAACTTGAAACAATAAATCTTGAGTTTAATCTTTTGATTAAAAAATTAGCAAAGCATGTCAGAATGTATGCCGATCCTAATTGGGTAATAGATGCTGCTTGTGGTTTAGACCCTGAAATGGTTAAAGAAAAACTTCCAGGGGGAGGTAATGTCTGGGCAATAAGTACAGGTTCTTCACCTCCGGTTGCCCTTAATGGTCCTACTTTCAATCCTTCGGGAATGGAACTTTTAGGGAGCCTTCCAAAGTTAGGAGAAGAGGTTACCGGTGTTACTGATATTACAAAAGGCGTGGCCGGTAAAAAAGAAAGACAATCGGCTCATGAGATAAGCGCTTTATTAGAGACTTCATATACCAGAACTCGCCAAAGAATTCGGAATATAGAGTGGACGATTAAAAGAATTTATATTCTTATCATAGAAATTATGCAGGAATATTATACCGAAACTCATATATTTGGGCGGACAAATGAATCGGGACATGAATGGCTTGGAGTAAGTAATTCCCCGGATTTCGCAAAACAAATGTCAGCTCCCAGGGAAATACCTGAAGGTGAAGAAATCACCCCGGAAGATCAACAATCTCAAAAAGATTATGAAGCTCTTATTGATTACTTAACTGATAAGGATTCCGTACATGCAAAATTTGATGTTATTGTGGAAACTAATTCCACTTTACCATTAGATAAGCAATCTTTGGCAAATTTGTGTTTACAGCTTGCGGATTTAAATTTAACTCCAAATTCGGGGATTGATCTCGAAACGCTTTTAGAAGTGATTCGATTTCCTCATAAAGAGAAAGTTTTAGAGAGGCTTAAGGCCGCTCAACAAAATGCTATGAAAGCACAGCAACAGAAAGGAGTCGCTTAATGCCATTACCACAACCTATAAAAAATAATCTTTCCATTTTTAATCCCACAGATATGGCTGCTATAAAGCAGGAAGGTGGATTTACTGGAAATATGACACTAAGACAAGGTTTAGAAAAACTTGGATTCAATTTAGAGGGGCCTATTTCCCAATTGCAAGAATTTGCAAAAAAACAAATGGGAAATGCTAATCCTCTTACAAAAATGCAAAATATGAGTCAACCCCCTGGACAGGGAGGGCCACCTCCGGGAATGCCACCGGGAGGGAATAGTGGACCACCTCCGGGTGGAATGCCACCTACAGGTGCCCCACCTCCTACAGGACAAGGTTTAGCAGGACTCGTAGGGAGATAATATGTTTGTTGAAGAAAAAATTACCCCCTTTGAAAATCAGACCTCTCTTGGACTCAAAACAGGGTTGTCAACTCCTTTTGATGTTCATTTACAGTGGTTTGGTGATGATGGTTCCGATGAAGGACAAGGTAATCAAGAAGATGTAAGCGATGAAGGACAAGGCGATCTGCCCCCTGAAACTCCACAATCTTTTTATGAATGGGAGGAACCGGATGGCGAGGGAAAGAAATACACTTTTACTTCCCCTGATGAATTAAGTAATTATCTAAAGGAAAATCATTATCGAAGGTCAAAATTCACGCAAGATATGCAAGGCCTGGCTGAGCAAAGAAGAAGTTTTGAAAATGATAGAACTTCTTTTCATTCACAAAGAAGTGAATTTGAGGAAAGGTATAAGGAATTAAAGGAATACGATGAATATCTTAAATCAAATCCTTCTATATTGGCTAAATTGCAAGAATTTAAAAGACAAGGAATACAATCACAGGACATCGATGCTCGGATGGATGCTTATTTCCAAAAAAAATATGGAAAGGATATCGAAGATTTAAAGGCGTATAAGTCAAGGGAATTACTTGCGAAACAAAAACAAGAAGCCGAAAATGCCTTGAAAGCTAAATATCCCGAGTATGATTCTACTAAAGTTCAGGAAGCTTTTGATAATTTACAACGTGGCGATCTATCCGTTTTGCTTGAAATGTTACATTTTTCAAATAAAGGTCGATTATCGCCCGTAGAATTAGAAAAGAAAATATTACAAAATCAGGCCAAGAAGAAAAGTGCGGGTCTTATAACTTCCCAAGGAAATACAAACTCCTTACCGCCTAATGCTCCAAAAACACTTGATGAAGCAAGGGCAAAGGCGTATAAGGAGTATTCAGGAGGTTAATTATGGCTTTATCAGTCAGCGAGGCAAATACTGTCTCGGATAAATATTACGATAAAGTTCTGGAACAACAGTGCTACGACGACTGCGCTTTTTACCAGAAACTTAAAAAAATGAAACATGTGGTTCCCGGTGGAACCAAGATTACATGGCCTTTAAGGTATGAACAGCTTGGTAGGGCTGACGCGGTTGGACCCAATGACCGGGTCATTTATGAGAAAAAGGCAACTCGTACACAGGCTCAATTGGATTGGAAATGGTATCTTGTTGATGGTTTAATGACATGGCAGGAAAGAACTGAAAATACAGGACCGCAACAGATAATTGATCTTATTGCAGATAAGTACGAAGAAATGAAACAGGACATGGATGAGAGGTTTTCTAAAGATCTTTTTACGGAAAATCCCAACGGAAAAGGTTTTTCGTCCCTCGCGACAATTGTTGACGATACAGATACTTATGCCGGGATAGCAGTCGCGGATGCCCCGGTTTGGGCTGCAATTGAGGACACTACCACTACCACCTTGGCAATTGGGGGTGGGCCAACGACTCTTTTAGGAATGATAGGCAGGGCTACTTATGGTAAGAAAAAGCCTAATTTTCATCTTACCACGAAATTATTGAGAGATAAATTTGAAATGCTTCTTGAATCGAAACAAAGGTATACATCAGATGAAATGGCCTCTTTAGGATTTTCAGATACTGTACTGATGCATGGAGCGCCGGTAATGGGTGATCCTTTTTGTACAGATAATACCTGGTATGGGTTGTGTATGGAGGTTTTTTATCTTCTTTACCATCCTGATTTCAACTTCAAAACCGATAAATGGTCGGAGTTAAAGCAGGCCGGACTCCCCCATCACTTGGCAAAAGTTCTCTCATGGGTAGGGAATATCAAATGTAAGAACAGACGGTGTAACTTTAAGTATACTGCTCTTGATCCAACACTGTAAGGAGGTACAGATATGCAAACACAAGCTTTTGAACGTGAAGGTGCACAACTTTATGTACCTTTTGCAAAAAAAGAAGATACCAATGGGAAAGTCTGGGTAAAAGTAATTGCCCATGACGCGCTTACGGCAAAAACTCCTTATAAAATAATTGTAAACGAGTATGGATATGTGACGGCAGCAATGGCCACAACTCATGCATGGTGTTATATAGGAGTTCCGGAACATGCTATTGACAGTGGAGCTGAAGATTGGATACAGATAGGTGGATATTGTGAAAATATGATAACTCCGTCTCTTTCAGTGTCGGTAGGTCATGCTCTTAAAATGGAAAATGGAGTAGTGGCAGATGTTGGTGCTGATTATTCCGGAGCATGGGGAGAATTCGCGATATGTACCGAGACAACGACCACAGAGACAACTTGTAATGTTATTTTAGTCCCCGAAAGAGTAAATGCCGGAGTTGGATATCATGCTAATATATCGTCGGCCGCATCGACAATTGCAGAAACTCTTGTTTCAGAGGTCACAGTTACTTCGGGATGGCATATTGGAAACTATTCTTATGTTAACTTTTCGGGGATAGGTTCTACCAGCGTATTTGCCTTCAGAGGCGTTGCTAATATGTCTGGTATTCAAACTACCAGAACTACAGCACAACAGATAATTGGAGTTCATGGAGCTGTTTTAATTTCCGGGACTGCGTATAGCTCGGGATTGTTGATGGCAGGGGTACTAGGGGAAGTAGCTGATTTTTCCGGAACTTGCACTGAAGCTAGTATGATTAGTTGTATCTGGGCCGATTGGCACAATGACACTACTATCACAGCGGGAACTACCAATATGCATTATATCACAAATGGCATGAATTTTATGGTAGATAATGTCTTCTATATTCATTCCGGAACCGGAAGCGGTGGAATTACAAATCTGTTTTATATCAGCGGATGTGTTACAAATGACAGTTTTGTAAAAACTACCGATACAAAAACAACTCATGCTGGTTCGGTTATAAATCTTCGTATTAGCCTGGATGGTACTGAATATTGGATGATAGCAAGTACGGCATAATTTGTGCAAAAAAATAATAGGGGGGAAATTTCCCCCCATATATTAAAAGATAGAGAGGAATTTTATGAAATTATCAGTAAAAGAAAGAATACAACTCATGGATATATTACCCAAAGAAGGTAATTATCTGAATCTTAAAATTATCGATGAATTCAGGATGAAATTAGGTTTTACGGAAGAAGAGCACGTCATGTATCGTTTTAAAACAATGGGACAGCTCATGACCTGGGATGAAAAACTTGCAGAGAAAAGAGGTCCAATAGAGATTGAAGTAGGAGAAGTTGTAAATAAAATAATACGTGAAGCTTTCAGGGATCTTGATAGACAAAACAGGCTTCGTATAGATATGGTTTCTCTTTATGAAAGATTTGTTTTATAATAAACGATAAAAAGGAGATTTGACATGTCAACAGCAACTATAACACAAACTCCCGACCCAAGACAGAATACTAATTATAGCCTTCTGGCACAAATGGCGCGGGGTTTAAAGATAGAATTTGGAACCATCTTATTTGATGGTGGTACGTACCTGGATGGAGGCATAGCCTTTGCTCCAAAAATTGGCACGGCAAAATTGGTAGCACTTATTCTTTTACCAAAAGGTGCTGATGCAGGTGGCAGGATATTCACTTATGATTATACCAATTTTAAAATACAAGTTTATGAAGCGGGAACTGCATCTGCTTCATTAGATGAGCTTGATACCGGAGCAGATACTTTAAATGAAACACTCGAATATATAGCTATAGGCTATTAAGGAGAAATATTATGGTAGGAACGCCAGTACAAGGTACAGATGTTTTAGCAGCGGTAGGTACCGTGGATATTCTCCCGGCAGCCGGAGCAGCCAATCGATACCATGTTGATAGGATTTTAATAAATATCAGTGTTCACCAAGACACGGGTCTTGTTTCCGTTACCGACGGAACTACAGTATTTGTACCTCAAATACTTGCAAAAGATGATAACGGATCCTCGTTTGTTTTCGATTTCGGACCGTATGGATGGGTAAGTGCTCTTAATGCGGCAATTACACTGGTAGTGGAAACGGCAAATATAGGATGTGGTTGTACGGTAATGGGAAGAAGAGTGGATGGATAATGATAGGAACGCCAGTACAAGGTACAGAATCTTTACATGGCTCAGGTACCGTGGATATTCTCCCGGCAGCCGGAGCAGCCAGTCGGTATCATATTGATAGGATAAATATATCTTTTCAAATGTGGATAGATCCTGCTTTAATTTCCGTTACCGACGGAACTACGGTATTTGTACCAGAAATTTTAGGAAAAGATGATAACGGTATGGATTGGGTTTTCGATTTCGGACCGTATGGATGGGTAAGTGCTCTTAATGCGGCAATTACACTGGTAGTGGAAACGGTTGATTTGAAATTTACGATAACCGGTTGTACCGTTACGGGAAGAAAGGTTACTGATTGATGGATTTAGAAACCTGTATTGCAAAAGCGAGAAGATTAGCCAGGGCAACTACCTCGGGTATTAGCGATAGAGATGCTGTTGATTGGGTTAATAGCGCTCAGAAGAAATTCGCAAAGGACGTTCATGGGCTTACGAAGGAAGAGTATCTTTCTTTGGCTCCAAGATTTGATATCCAGGCAAATTTTGCGATAAGATTGACTATTACCGGAGGTACTAATGCCCTTGCGGCTACAGATGTAGTTATTTGTGCAGCTTCGTCATTAGATCAGACAGGTACTCAGGTTGCGGCAGCTTTACAGGTAGCAATTCTTGCTTTAGCTCCTACCACCCTTACAGTCACTTGGGATTTATCAGCTTGGAAATTTACTATCGATGCTATAGACAGCACTTCCATTACCCTTGCGGCTCCGTCAAATATTACCTATATAAATGCTTTGTCTTTACTTGGATTAACGGCTGAAGAAACAGTGAGCACTGAAGTAATAGGAGATATACCGGAAAACTGTAATCTTGACATTTCGTTACCGAATGATTTTTTATCAATCATTTCAAACCCGGAATGGGATGGAGAACCTTTATATCCGGCCCCGTGGTCTGAATTCATATCCCCGCTGTCTACAGGTACTCCTACTCATTATTCGATAATGGGAAAGCGATTAAGACTTAATCCTATGCCTTTATCTCAAAAAATGCTGCATATCTGGTATAAATATATACCGGAAGATTTTGTGGAAATATCCGGATATCAGGAATGCGGGTTAACCACTAGGACGTTGGTAACCGAAAGTGGCCTAACGGCAGCTACGCAGTATTATTTTAAAGTGACAGTCGAAGGAGTTCAGGTTGAGTATAATATTACTACAGGTACGACAACAATTTTTGCTTCGATTATAGCTCTCATGAACACAGCCTGTCTCGGAATATGCACCTGGAGTCTTGTAAATGGGGATTTGCGATGTACATCAGATAATACTTCCGGGTCTTCCTCAATCGTATTGGCTATTGGTACTACCGGAACGGATCTTTTTGGAACTCTTACAGGATGGACCGCATTTGAGGATTCTGTCCCGGGTGAGGCCCTTGATGATCTCGGAGTCGATGATGAATGGGCTATGGCTATAGTGTATTATACAGCTTATTTAATGGCTATGGATAATTTTGAATATACCGTAGCTGATAGGCAATTTGTAAATTACAAAATGGAAGTAAATAATCATATTCTTAATATGGCTAATAATAACACAAAAATCGAACCTCCATATGATATCGAACCTCCTCTTCCGGAGGTAATACTTTGAAAACTATTGAAATAAAAGATTTTAGAGGTGGTTATTTTACAGATATTCCTTCAGAACTACTTCAAGATAATGAACTCTTAACCGCGGAAAATTGTCAGTGGGAACAAAGGGGTATAACGAAAAGAAATGGTATATCTATTTATAATGTTACGGATCTTTCAACTATGGTGGGTCTTAAAGGAAGTATTCGGGCTTTCATAAATTCTACCTGGTATACTATTATCGCCGTAGATGATGATACTAATGTCCGTTTTTATATTGGAACCACTACTACTTTTACGGAAATAGACGCTGCTTTTGTGTGGACGAAAGGTAAAAATGTTGAATTTGCAGCATTGCTTGGTGAAGTTGTTGCTGTGAATGGTGCTGATAAGCTGTGTGTAATTCGGTATGTCGGGGCTTCTGTTATAATAGAAAACCTGGAAACTTATGATACCCGGATACGAAGTAATATAAATTGGTGGGCTGGTACGTATGATGCTGGCGATGGGACATATACAAATGATACCGTGAATGCTCAGGATACAGGAGTAGATGATTTTCCCTTGACTACGGTGGCAAATGATGCAAATGACGGATGTTATATATCGTGTGACCTTACATTTAATTATGTAATATTCAAGGTTGCAAATCAGGCGGCCGGAGCTCCCGTTACTGTTTATGAATATTGGAACGGATCAAGCTGGACTGCTATTACCCCTACTACTGCCCCGGTATGGACTGATACTGACGGGGACAAAGTTCTAGAGTTTGATATTCCCCTGGATTCGGATGGTATACTTTTATGGAAGAAATATTCAGAAGCGGAAACTACGGACGGTATTGAAAATAGATATGTATTACGTATCAGATTTTCAACTGCCCCTACGAATAGATTTCTTTGTGATTATTTAGTCTTGAAGCACACTCAATACCTTACTCAAATTTTAGCAAATGCCCGACCCCATGCTATCGTTGCTCATGATAGCCAATTATTTATCGCGGAAAGAAATATTATCAATATGTGTCCCCCTGAAAAAGTTACCGGGTGGGAACCGGGGTATTCTCAATACTTCGCAGAGGGTGGATCAAAAATTATGCAAATGGTGTCTTTTGCCGACACTTTAGTGGTTTTAAAAGAAAAAACGATTTATACATATAATACTAACAATCTCATGTCACCTGTAAGGTCCAGGCCTCTTACTTCGGTAGGGGCTATTTCCGGGAGATCGGCCGTCGCAGTTGGTGAAGTATTATTTTTTGTTGGTAGAGATGGCATTTATTTATGGGACGGGGCAAAAGCAATTTCCGTCAGTAATCATATAAAAACAGATATAGATTCTTACACTTTAACGAATGCCTGTGGTATTTTTTATAACGGAGAATATTGGGTAGGATTCCCCACAAATAGTATTGTTTTAACTTGTGATCCTGATACTTTCAGAAGAGGTTCTATGGGAGAGGGAAGAGCCAGTTTTTATAAGTTTACGGGTTATAAAGTAAATCAGTTTGTTTACAATAATGGTGAAGGAGATAATGGTATTCTCCAGGCAATTATTGACCAAAACAGTCCTTATATAGCTCGGTGTGATTCGGGAGTTACTGATAACATTACCGGCTCTGCTGCTATAAACATGACTGTAGAGACTAAATACATTTCTCCAAAATTTCAATCAATTCATTTTTGGGGAAGATTGAAACCTAAAATAAAACAGGTAAGTGCGGCTACTGGAGCTATCCATACGCTTACCCTTCAATCAGAAGATGGTACTGTTTCGGTTCCTCTTACTATTCGAATAGCAACAGGATCCGGTTATTATTCAGAAGATATTTCAATCCCATATACTCTCGATGGTAAGAATTTAAGTATAAAATTAAATCATAATTTATCGACTTCAGCAGGACTTATTGGATATGCTTTTGAAACTAAAGAGAGGAGATTTTAAATGTTTGGAAGTACTTTATTTGAAAATAAAAAAGACGTTTTTCCAGGATTAGATTCTCTCATGAAATCTAAACCTAAAGTTAAAGGTAAGACTTCTTTTCAATTCCAACCAACCTTAGTAGACCCTTCTAAAGTTAACCAGACAACTTCAGTTGATCCTTCAAAAACTAATAGATTAGTATCGGACACCGAGACGGAAACTACTACTGATTTAAAACCCGAGGATAAGCCACCTCTTACTCAAGAAGAAATAGATGCTGCTCTTGAAAAGTTATCACCTTTTGGTCTCACTTTTGAAGATAAGCTTGGGGATCCGGAAGCAAGAGAATATACAACAAAATGGATTACGGCAGAGGATCTTGAACGTTTAGGATTAGATGAGTCTTGGATAGGACTTCCTTATTCCATAGGGTATACTGATGAAAATGGAAATTGGATAGAAGAAAAGGAATTATTATCCACTACGGCAACTCAGTTACATGATTTAATGAACCTGGAAAGACCGGAGATTTCAAGTCTTGTTGATTCGGCTCCATATCAACAAATGACTGATTTACTTGCTCAAATGAATGGTCCCGTGAGTGATGTGGATGCTATTGCTAATTTTGAAGCTCAGATAGGAATGAATCCGGGAGAGATGGCTACTACTCTTGGTGCTATGCTTCAACAAATGCAATTAGGAAAATATAATCAAACAGGTATGTCCCAGGCCGAACAGGATGCGTGGGATCGTAGTACCGGAACCCAGATGCAAGGAATGAGCGAGGAAGCCAAGATGCTGCTGGAATCTCTTGGTCATCAGGGCCGAGGAGTTGAAGCGTTCATGCAGGGTGATCAAATTGCAAGAAATTTGGCAGATTTCAGAAACGAAAGAGAACTCCAAAAAGTAAATGAAGACAATTTAAGGAAAGTGGCTGAATATGATGCTTTAGAAAAAAGATATAATTTCTTACTCGGAAGTGAACAAATATCTATTAAGCAATATCAGGATGCTCTTTTAGGAAATAGAATGGGAGCTTTGCAGGGATATGCTCAACAAATTTCAGCTTTAGCTCAACAAAATCAAACTAATATTGAAGCATACACGGCTCATGCAAATGTTGTCTATCAATCAATAATGGCTGATATAGGCGTGAGTGAAAGTTTAATGAATCAGGCTTCAGAATACTTTGAACAATATATGGCTCCTTATTATGCACAGTGGGAAAAGGAAGCTATGGATGCTCAAATCGCCGCACAAAATGATAGTAATTTTTGGACAGCAGTGAGTACTTTAGTAAGTGGTGTGACAACAGCCTTATTCTTTTTTCTTCCAAAGAAAAAATAAAGGAGGTTTTTTATGTCTTGGCAAACAGGAAATTTAGCAAGAGCGCAAAATACAAGAGAGGCTTTAAATAGTGCTTCTCAGATAAAACAAAGAGGAATAGACAACTTTTTCAAAGGAACCCAACAGCTACAAAATGTTGGACTACAAATGGGACAGTGGAAGCAAAATGAGAAAGCTCAGTATAGGGATGAATGGGCTAAGCTTTCGGCAAAAGACCCTAATACACCACCTTTTGAAGAATGGTATCCACGTGCTAAAGGGAAAAATTCTGGTTTTAATATTATGGATCTATTTAAAGGTAAAAGCGAAAATATTGGGACAACCGATACTTCTGTTACTCCCGGTTCTGGATATGAAACTCGATTTCAGCAAATGATGATGGATTATAAAACCTTACAAGGTGAAAAGGAATGGGAAAATTACAAACGTACACTTGAAAAAGAGACAGGTATTAAATTTGAAGATCGACCATTTGAAGAACAAAAACAATTACGACTTGACCACGAAAGAGGACGGGCTGCCGTAGGGTATGGACATGAAAATGATATTGATAAATCTCAGGGGATAAACAATATTCTTGATGATGGGTTTCGGCAATTTGCGGCATGGAATCAAAAACAAGAATACGATGAAATGGGAAATCTTGTTGCAGTATGGAAAAATGAACCTCCCACTAAAGAACAGATTACGGAAGCTCTATATACAAGTTTTCGTGATGATCCTCGGATAACGGGTTTGCTTGGCACTGATAAAAAATATATAAAAGCAAGGATAAAAGAATGGGTAGAAGGTAGAGATTTAGGTTTAGCAGTAAAAAAAGAGCCCGCCGCAGCCCCGGTTATAACAAAATCCGTTCCGGCGAAAATAGAAAAGATAAAGAAAATTCCGGAACCTTTCTACTCAAAAGGAGAAAGGGATTATTATGAACTAATGTACTTAGAACCTCCCATTTCTATAGAGGCAGACAAATTATCATCGGAAATAGTGGATTTAATGAAGTCTGTTAATAAGAATCCTGAAAAATATCAAAAAAATATAAATAATATAAATATACTTGCAGATAGGTTAAACGGTATAAAGAAAACAGGGGCAAATATGCCTAAAGATGAGCTTGTAAGAATTTTAAAAGATATGAAAAAAGATATGAATCTTTATATGCTGACCGGAATTGATCTTTCGCAGATGTATAAAAATTTTCAATAAAAGGATAATGGATGTCCACTCCTTTGACTGAACTTACAAACAAATATCTCAATAATCCCTATCTTCAACAGAATAATCCTTATCTTCAACAGAAAAATCCCTACATCCGGCAGTCGCGCGGACTCACTCCATCTCAAAGAGAATTAAGACAATATGTAGAGCAAGAAAAGCAAACTCAGGATAAACAGCTCGATTGGTGGCAGCCGATTGAATTTATATTTGATCTTCTGTCCCGAGGACAATATGTAGCCGCAAATCTCGGGGAAGATCTAGGCCGTATGGCATCCGGGGAGCAAAATGTAGATGCCCTCAAAGGGATAAAAGAAGGGCTTACCGGGGAGAGAAAAGGTACCTGGAAGAAAACCTTTTTTGGAGGAACGGATATCGGAGAAGATGAAAAGAAAGCCTATGCGGGATGGTTCACTGATACCCCGGAATGGATGAGTGCCGAGGCAAAAATACCCGTGATTGGTCCTACTTCATTTCAGGATGTAATAGGTTTTCTTGGTGATGTTTTTCTTGATCCTACCACTTATATTTCTTTCGGATCTACAAAAGCCGCAAAAGCCGCTGCAAGTAAAATTTATGTCCCTAAAGTTGTCGTTCAAACAGTAAAACAAGCAGGGAATCTGGATATTATTAAGAAGTTTGCGAGCAAAACTTTTGATGTTGATTTTTTTGCTAAACTTCTCGATAAGGGAAAAAAGGGATCTCAAAAGGCATTGACTGAGGCTACTGAATATCTCGGAAAACATGCAGCAAAAAAAGATATTGCACGTTTCCTGAATAAAGTAACGAAGGAAGCGTATAAAGAAGGCCTTCGTCTCACTCCGGGTGCCGTTCAAAAAAACTTTACAAAGAATCTCATTACGGATCAAGCCAGGTATATAGATGATACTTCAAAAGCTCTGGTAAAACAGGGGAAAAAACAAGCAAAGCAGACCCTGGAAGCTATGCAAAAATCCGGGGAATTTAGTGGTCTTGACGAATTGATAAGTATTGTGAGTAAAAAAAAAGTTTCTCAAGGTCAATTAGAGACTGTTTATAAAGGCATACTTGAAGCCGGGAAGGAAGGTGGAGCAGGGGCTATTGAGGGTATCCCAAAGAAAATAGCTGGAAGGCTGGAAAATCTCGATAGATACATAAAGGAATTGAAAGAAACTCAATCCCCTGAATTTTTAAAGCAGTTTGCCGGGATGGGTGAACGTTCCATGAGCTTTATGGGTGGGGAGTTTTTAAAGGGAGTAAGGCAGCCTAATATAGTTTCCCGCACCTTTTCTTCTTTTGTGGATTCTATAAAAGAAACAAAAGTGGGGGGGACGTTAAGTAATGCTTTATGGGACATGACTAATACCGGTCCCGTTGGGAAGCTCCGGCAGATGTTTGGGTTTAGAAATCCATATCAGAAAATGCTTCACGTGAAACAGTTAGAAGTCACTCATCTTGGAAAAGCAAATGTAGAACGCAGATTAAATGAACTGGCGGATTGGACTGCTCAATATAGCGATGACATATTAAAGAAGTCAAAAAGCATACTTGCTCAGGCAGAGGATATGAAGATTGATAATATTAATGATATTTTGTCAAAACCTGCTATCCTGGACAAGCTCGGGGTAAATGAAAAAGAACTCGGTGAAATAAAGAAATACATAGGAGAACATATAACCTTTACAGACCAATTGCATTTTACAGAAAGAGAACTCCAAAAAGAGGGCTTATTCCCTAAAAAAATGGGATATTTAAAATTTTACTTACCACATGTTACTCAGAATAAAATTGCATCTCAAGTTAAAGGAGGGATGACGGTCCGCGGTTCCTTTTCTCCCGGGTTTTCTAAAACAAGAAAAATGTCACTTCTTCAAAGAGAAAGTGGAGAAATAGAAAGATTTAAATTGCTTTTAGGTGTTGATGATGTCGATGCTGCTTATATGGTTAATGAATTAAATTGGTCAACTACGAATATGGACATTAAAGAGATGTTGATGCACAGGGTTATAGCCCATGAGCAGGTAATGACTCATGCAAATCTCGTGCGAGAGTTTAAGGAATTTGGTATCAACTTTGGAGGAAATGCTCCACAGGCGGCTATGTCGGCTACGGATTTTTTCGGAGATATTAATCCGGGAGATGCCCAGAGGAACCAGGCTCTTTTTAGTTTTCTCAAAACTCAAGGGAATGAGATTCCGGAACTCGGTATAAGGCAAATAAATCATCCAGCCTTAAAAGGTATGTACTTTGATAAGGATGTGGCCGGCATTATCGACAAAGTTGTGAGTATCACGGGAAGTGATGAGGGCTTGAATTGGTTCCTGCAAAAATCAGGGGCTTTTACGGCATGGTGGAAAGGTATGGCTACATCGTATCCGGGCTTCCCAATCCGGAATCATATATCAAACCGGTTCACGGCTTTTATGAAAGATGGGGTACGATCTCTTAATCCTAAACGTAATATAGAAGCTTTAACGGGAACTATTCATGGTTTGTATGGTGATGATTTCTTGAAAAAGTTTAAACTGGGAGATGATTTCAGTAAAAAACGTCTTAGGACTTATATTGCCGGAAAACCTATTTCAGAATGGGCTGAAAAGGCAAAAGAATGGGGAATTATCACTAAATCGACATATGCTTTTGACAAAGAAGATTTAGTGAAGCAATTTGCCCAGGGGAAGGAAGGGTTATCTAAAAAATTAAACTTATTTTCAAATAAAAATGTGGTATTTGAAAAATCAAGAGAAATAAATGCTATTGTAGAATCTTATTCTAAATTTGAGTCGTTTTTAAACGATTTAGAATCTATGGCAAAATCCACTACTGATGGGGTTGCTACAGATGCAATGATTTCTGAAGCAGCTATGAATACTAAAAAGTTTTTCTTTGATTATGAAGATTTGACAGAATTTGAACAAAAAGTTATGAAAAATATCATCCCCTTTTATACCTGGCTTCGTAAAAATATAGCCTTACAAACTACTCAAATGATAGAAAATCGGCAAATGTATAGCATGATAGCTAAAGGGATGAGAGATATCCAGCCTGAAGGAACCGATTCAAAGGATCTTCCCGAATATATGAGAGAACAAGGCTATATCCCTACGGAAAAAACAGGAGAGGATACTGTAAAAACATGGTGGCCTAACCTCCCATATGCCGATCTTAACAAATTACCTTTTCGATTTGAAGTTAATGACCAGGGGATTCCCCTTCCGGTATGGACTCCTGAA